AGACTTTACGACTGATCACTCCTCAGCAAGTTTTTGGAAGTAACTCAGAGCATCATCTTCGTCCTCACTTGAGGAGGACTTAGGGGTGATGTCAGGTGCGTTGAAGTCCTGAGCAGGAGGTTTGCTTGACTCAAAGTTAGGAGTAAAGGAACCGCGACCTTCGCTCTCATCCTCAAGTTCTTCGTCATAACGACGAGGTGCAGACTTTTGACCCAGAACCATCTTCAGACGACTCTGAAGTTGCTCATAGGACTTAAACTGGTCAGAAGCGACAATCTCTGCAAGAGAGTATTCCTTCTTCCACAGTGCCTCAAGTGCATCGTCATCATCCAGGAGAGGACCAGGACGATCAAACTCAGAGGAGTCATAGTTCCAGTAACCCTGAACCTTCTTCAGTTTCAGTTTGAAGTTAGCACCCTGCCAGAAGTCAAAAGGATTGATTGGAGTCTCATCCTCAAACTCAGGTTGCATTGCTTCCATCACCTTGTCAAAGATCTTCTTACCAAACTTGTAGAGGAAGACTTTACCTTCGTTCTGAGGGTTTGCTTTGTCTTGGACAACATAGATGTTGGCATAGTAAGAGAGCTTACGCTTCTGCTTACGCACGGTGTCCTTGTCAGCGTCAATGCCACTGTTCCACAGTTCGCGGTTGTGCTCAGACACAGGGTCTTTCTGACCAAGAGTAGTCAGAGAGTTCTCAATATACCATCCACCAGGACCCTGGAATGCATGGGAATACATCTTTGCCCAGGGGAGTTCTTCCCCTTCAGGTGCGGGCAAGAAACGGATGACTGCATAACCGTTGCCAGTCTTATCCATTTCGGGTTTCCAAAGGCGCTCATCTGCACCACCGGAAGTATTGTTCATCTTCTCAACTTCTTTGACCAGTTTTTGAGTCAGAGAACCAAGAGAGGATTGCTTTTTAAGATCGGAAAAGGACATTGGATTACCTAGATTTGTTGGATTTGGCTTGTGTGTACCCCAGTATTCTACACGTCGTCGCTGTCTTCGTCAATAGTTTTTTTCATGACTTGGATCATTGAAGACATGTTGTTAAAGACCACACTCATATCAGTCCCCCTAGGGAGACCCATCATCGAAGCGGATTCGACGATTTTATCTTTCATAATTTTTGCATCAGGATCATCTGACAAACTCAAACGAGTATACAGAATCTTCTGCTTGTCAATCAGTCTTTCTAAGAGATCAATATGATGTAACTTCTCTTTAGAATCCATGCTTGGAAATCCAAATACATTTTTATAAACTTCGTCTTGAAGTTCTTGTATTTCGACCATCTCAGCACGAACAACTTCAGAATCAAAGAAACTCATTTGTCTCCTAGTACAACCTTTTTCAAAATAATTTTATATTTGGGTACATCAATATTTAGGAATGGAGAATACTTCTTCATCTTCATACTGACGGATTCCCACACTGGGTCTGTGAGGTTATCATCCCATTTCTTTTTGAAACCAAGAATGTGATTCAGAATCAACAAGGTTTCGATTGACACATTACCCTTCAGGTGTTCCTTCAGGATTTGTGGATGACGTGTCCCATCCATTGCAAACATAGAGTCAAAGTCTCCATCATCGAAGACTGATTCCGTTTCCTCCCTAAAGAGGTATGAGAGAGATTGCGTTCTTCGCTTCCAGTCAGTGTATCTACTTTCACCATTGCGTATCATCTCTCCTATCCAAAGCTTACTTGGATCAGTGCAGGTGATAAAGTTAGACACAAAGAAATCTTCTACTTCTTTGTCAGACTTCTGCCTTGCGAACTTCTCAAACCAGAAACGATCTTTCCTTTTATAAAAAGATTGTACGGTCGCACGACTCTTACCACAATACTTGTGATAGTCATACTTGTCTTTGGTGAAGTGGTTCTTCATCGACAAGTAGCATCTATAGGCATCAAACGGCATCATCAAAAAAGTAATATAAGGATTTTTTTGCCGAAAATTTTTTTGGGCAAAAATGGAATCAGAGTGGCAATTTCGCCCGAGAACTTCTCTTCAGAAAATTAAGTTCCATTGCTTCGTATTTAATCTTTTCCTTCAGAGGTTTCGATAATAGTTTAGGAACTGCCTCTACATCAATACTGTTCTGATCACAGAAGTGAACAATAGCATCAATGTAACTCATGCCGTTTTCATCATGCACCAAGGACTCAATCTCCTGTGCGAAACGGGATGGGCAAAAGAATTTACTTTCTAAGACTTTCTCTAGTTCATTCTCCATTCTCTGACCCAGTATTGTGATGTACAAATTCTTTAATGTAACGAACTAGAAGTTTAATATAATCCCCTTTGTTCCGTTTGTCAAATACTTTGACATCACCACCAGGTGTAACCATGAGAGTGATAAGTTTTTTGACAGGGATACCAGTCAGTTCGTAATAAGCAGAAGCATAGAACATTTCTTGGACGAAATAGTTCTCTAACCACTTTTCAGGTTTGATCTTTTCTGATGTTTTAAAATCAATGACTGCGAGTTCTCCTTCGTACTCTGCAATGCAGTCAACTCTACCAGCCAATCCAAGATACTCTGAATACAGAGTCCTTTCTATAGCGTGTATATTATTTATCTTGTCCAGATATGGCTTGGCATGATGAAACATGAACTTTGTAGCGGGAAGGAAATCATCCCAGTTGATTTCCTTATTACGCATGTACACCTCAACTGCCTCATGGAAGTCAGTTCCACGAGTCGTTGCCTTTTTAGTAATACGATTTGCCTCTTCTATACCAACACGTTGACGCCACTTGACGAAGATCTGTCGGTTGTAGAATGAGGTTACAGACGTAATCGAAGGCACCCACTGTCCATCAGGGAGATTGTACAAGCGGATGCCATTCGTTTCTTTTTTGTTTAGTTCAAGGTCACCTAGAAAATTATGATGAATAAAACTCATTAGATTGTTTCCATTTTGGCAAGCAGATATTCTTTGACCAATCCAGAGCGAACAATATCTTCCACCCCAAACTCAATAATATCAACAGAAGGCATGATACGCAAGATCTTCATAAAGTCTGCAATACCATTCTTCTCCGCAGATTTAGTAAGGTCAGATTGAGTAGCATCACCACAGAACATGATCTTACTATTCTCTCCAATCCTTGTGATGATACTATCAAGTTCATGATAGTTCAAGTTTTGGAACTCGTCAACGATGACAATAGCATTGTCTAATGTAGTTCCGCGAATGAAAGAAGTGGACCAGAAAGAAATCGTTCCCTGAGTTTTAAGGTTGCCATAGAGCATCTCAAAGTCTGCTTCAGTGGGAAGTTCAAACATATACTTCACCATATTCTTATATGGAATCTGGTAAAGAGATGATTTATCCTCATGGTCTCCAGGAAGGAATCCAATCTCTCTGGTAGCCACAAGCGACCTGACGATGTAGATCTTCTCGTAGGGTGACTTCATATCCATCACGTCCTTCAGGGCGTTATAGAGGGTAATGAAGGTCTTTCCAGTTCCAGCACAACCATATGCAACCAGGTTTTGATTGTTCTGATAGCATCGGAAAAGTTCTTTCTGAGATTCAGTAAGAGGTTCAACGGATCTCATCAGATCGGCGTTGATTGGTTTCTTTCTTTTCATTTGTCTATTAGACATCCCAAAAGGGACTGGTGATTGAGTCTTTCTTTTTGCGGGCATAGGAGATCAGAATTGGTAATCGCGGTTTTTACGGACAGTGGCACCAGGTTGTTTAGACGCACGGTCCAAGACTTCATTCCAACCAGAGGAATTAGCCTCGCCCGTCCATCTAAACATCTCTTGGGTGCTTGCACACCCCTGTGACCAGTCTCTGTCCCAACCGGGATTATCTTCTCTCCACTTTGTGTACTCTTTCATGGTCATGTTGAGTACTTTTGTTTCTTTGCTTTCTAAATTAATAACAGGGTAAGTTGGCATAAACCTCAAGTCTTAGTGTAAATATTTATGAAATCCATTCCATTGCTTCAGAAACGGCAGGGAATTGTTCGCAGAAGATCTTCTTTGCGCCCAACGCAATGTCCATGTGCTCCTTCTGTGTACCGTTTGCAGAACGCAAATCAATATAGTGGATCCATGAACGAACTGATCCCGTCATGTAAATTTTAGTGGGCGTTGCCAAAGGAAGCACGAAACGGGCACACTCCTTTGCAATCGATGCATCAAGCATTTCTTTATAGAGTTTCATTCCTTCCTCAAAGTGCTTCTGCATTTTAATCTGGAACTCCTGACGGACAAACGGGTCAATATCATCAATAGAATTCTGACGATTCTTGGTGTCTTGACGCCGTAGTTCAGGTAGAGGGATCGTCTCCGCGAGTAGGGAGGAATCAGCATAGCGTTGTGAAAATTCTTGATATGTGAAGCTCCTATGACGAAGCACTTGAGCCGCTATGCCCCTGGTAGTATTAATCTCCAAGGTCATGTATGCCTGCTCAAAGATACTCCAGTGCTGATGCTTCACACAGTACCTCAACAGACCTGAGAACTTTTCGTTTTCCTGGTTGTTTGGATTGCTCACACGGGCACAATAAGCCATGTGTTTCTCAGCATCAGGTGTGACACTGATAAGTTTAGTCAGGGTATCCGTCATCGTCATTAAATACTTCGTCGTAATCTGATACAGGGAAAGGAATGGGATCATCAAAGTTCTCCCGTTTGTCAACATAAGCAGCAGGATCAGAATATACTTCTGACTCAAGAGCATCAACCAACAGTTTTAGATTCCTTACTATAAGTTTAAGTCTGTCTCTTTCCATAAAAAAATGGGAGGTCACCCTCCCATTCTAACACTATTCAGTCGGTTATGCAATCACTTGACGTAAGTGCGTCCACGATAGCAGAAGGTGCCGTGAGTTTCCTCACCTGCTTCATGCACTTTGCAGTCGATACCACGATACTTAGTAACGTGGATTTGTGCGTCATGCAGAGCTGCTGCTTTCTCGATTTGGTTTTTGATCAGTGTTAAGGTGTTCATGGTGGTTACTCCTGAAATACTAGGGTGGTTTATTCCCCGTTCCTTCAGTCGTTTGCGTCCCCTAGGGGATGAACGATCCGTTCCGCGACCTACTTGCGTCCCACAGAGTGGGATGAACGACAGGTCTATTATAGACCATCATGCCTTATTTAGTCAAGCAGTTTGGTATAACGTGTTACAAAAACATACCCTTATTGGACATGTATTGAATGGTCTCCTTCAGTGTGCCACGGTGATGAAGACCTATGGCAATCTGAGGATACTCAGCGTCCTCACCAAACTCAGCACGAAACTGTTTATCACTAAAGTCAGTGCCAAGTAAGAACTCTTTAGTGTCTTCATGCACTGCC